AAAAAGCCATTAAAGGAAAATGCAGGACACTTTTACAATGCTAATAATCATTGGTCTGTTCGTTTTAATGAAGCTAACGTACACCTTCAGTGCGAACATTGTAACACGTATCTTTCAGGCAATTTACTTAATTACCGTGAAAACTTATTAAAAAAAATCGGAATTACCGAATTTGAGTTATTAAGCGTTGAAGCTATGAAAACGCGAAAGTTTACAAAGGATGAATTAAAAGAAATAATTGCGACCTACAAAAAAAAGATTAAAGAAATGTAGTTATATTAAAAATTTATATTAATTTTACATAAACACAAAACAAATAGATATGATTACGAACTTTGAAGAATACACGCACGAGCTAACAAGCGAAGAAATGGAAATTTTGCAGTTAGTAATTCACGGATTTAGGGCGTACAAAAAATCGAACCCGATAAAAGCTGAATTAATAGTAAAACGAATGAATTTATACTTAGAAAATAACGGGTATAAAATGCGATTAACTCAACCGAGATTACGAAAGTTAGTTAACTATATTCGTTCAAACGGTCTTTTACCGTTAATAGCCACTTCAAACGGCTATTTTACAACGGATTGTAAACAAACTATTCAGGAACAAATAAAATCGTTACAGGAACGAGCTAACTCGATTAAACGATGCGCGAACGGATTAGAAAAGTTTTTATAATTATTTTTTTAACTATTGTTATATTATAATTTATTATTATATTTGCATAACACAAAACACAAAATAACATGAAACATTTATTAAAATCGTTGGCAGCCTTTCAACAAGAGGTGAAAGTAATTCACAAAGGCACACAAGGTTATGGCTACTCTTATGCTGATTTACCTAAAATATTTGAAGAAATTAATCCGTTATTACAAAAACACGGATTAGCATTTACCCAGCTGATTAATTCGCAAGAGGGATTAAACTATTTAAAGACTATTTTATTTCACGTTGAAAGCGGCGAATGTATAGATTCAGTTACTTTAATTCCTTACGTACAATTAAAAGGAATGAATGACTATCAAAGTTTTGGTTCGGGCGTTACGTATTTCCGTAGGTACTGTTTAAGCACTATTTTAGGTATTGTAACGGACAAAGACACGGACGCAAGTGGAGAACAAGAAAAACCTAAAAAAGAAACATTAGACAACAAAAGATTTATCGAAGCATTGAAAGCTATTGAACAAGGTAAATTTTCTGCTGAAGAGCTACAATCTAAATTTTATTTAACTAAAGAACAAATTGCAGCGCTATGAAAATACGATGTTCACAAATAGGAAAGATAATGACAAACCCCCGCACCAAGGGGGATTGTCTTTCGCAAACTGCTAAAAGCTATATTTTAGAATTAGCAATAGAGGAAAAATACGGAATTAAAAAAGAATTTTGGAGTAGGTACACGGACAAAGGCAACGAAGTAGAAAACGAAGCTATTGCACTTGTTAACGATGTTTTAGAAGTAGGGTTTATTTACAAGAATGAAGAAATATTAAGTAACGAATTTATTACTGGTATTCCTGACATAAACACGGATGTTTTAATAGATGTAAAATCTTCTTGGGATGCGTTTACGTTCTTTGAAAAAGTAGTTGAAGACGAAATAAAAAACAAAGATTATTATTACCAGCTTCAGGGTTATTTATGGTTAACAGAAAAAGACGAAGCGATGTTATGCTATTGTTTAATTGATACACCTTTACAAATAGTTAGGGACGAAATAAGACGCGAACACTGGCGACAAAACGAAATAGACGAAAAAGACGAAATAATTGATTACGTAGAGGCGAAACACAGTTTTACTCATATACCTAAAGAAAAGCGCGTTAAAACGCACGTAATAAAGCGAGATGACGAAGTAATAGAGTCTATTAAAACACGAATTGAAGAATGTCGAGAATATTATAATAACTTAATTGAAGTAATATGAATCCAGAAGATAAAGCAAAAGAATTAGTTGATAAATACTATAATGTTGGCGACCAAGAATTTGATTATTCTAAAGAATTCGCATTGATTGCAGTAGATGAAATATTACAGCAATTTAATAAAATAAAAGTTTCTCATATAATTACAGGTTATGCTACTTATAAAGATTATGAAGAAAATTTAACAAGCATACAAGACCAATTAGATAGTGAAATGATATCAAAATGGAATTATTGGAACGAAGTAAAACACGAAATAAAACAATTATGAATACAGAAGTAAATCAAGAAATTCAATATTTAAAAAAAGAACTCAAAGAATTAAAGCAAGTAATTGAAGCCTTGTTAACTGTAACAGATAAAGGCGGAACAGTAAACGCAGAATCTTTGGTAATTAAAATGTTAAAATTAAAAGTAAAATAAAATGGAAAAAAGAGACAACAGCGGAGCGTTATTTACAAACGACAAAAAGCAAAAGGATACGCACCCCGATATGAACGGCAAAATAACAGTTAACGGTCGTGAATATTATCTTAGTGCCTGGAAGAAACAAACAGGTCAAGGCAAAGGATATTTAAGTTTGTCAATTAAAGCAGTTGAGGAGCAAAACACGAACGCACCGAGTAACGATATTTCAGATTTTTTAAACAGTTTTTAAGTTATGAAAGAAGAAAAGGTATTAGCTAACGTAAATAACGTAACGCGAACGCTTATAAAACGCTACATTGAAACGAAAGGAATAACGCTAAATAGATTTTGTTTAGAGGCTAAATTACACCAGTCGAATATTCACACGTTTTTAAAAGGCAAAACAGTAAGCACAGCAACGATTGAAAAGATAGGTAAATATTTAGATTCAAGTAAATAGGCTTAAAAGAAATCAAGTGCGGAACGTAAAAAATTTCGCATTTTTTTTATTCAGGTAGTATTTATATTAATAATTTATATTATATTTGTTGAAATAATTAATTAAAAAGCTATGAAAACACGAAACACAACAGTAAAAAACATTGAAGTCTACAACGGAGTAGGGTATTTTGATATTGATTGCGGCAAAGGTAAAGAAATGCAATTTAGATTTACACCTGAATGGATATTACAAGGCGAAGAATTAACGGATGTAATAGTAACTTTGTCTAAATATGACTTTTACGCTGAAGATGGCGAACTATTGAGCACAAAACATTTAAACAAAAGAAACACAAAGTTAATTTGTGCAATAGTAGAAACAATGTTATATAATGACCCGTATTCTTATGAGTTTGACGAACAGAAAATTATGCAAGAAGAATTTGATTTTTACCAAGAATTAACATTTGAGGAAAAGCGGTTGTCAAATATGTAATAAGTACAAAAAATGTATTTTAAAGTCTTTATTATATGAAAGTAATAAGACACGGAAAAAACGTACACGAATTAAATATTTATGGAAGGCAATGTAGATTAGCAATTTTGTCTGATATACACTGGGACAACCCTAAATGCGACAGAAAACTATTAAAAAAACATTTAGACTATTGTTTAATAAATAAGATTCCCGTTTTTGTAAACGGGGATTTTTTTTGTTTAATGCAGGGGCGTGGCGATAAAAGACGAAATAAATCCGATATAAGACCCGAACACAATACAGACAAATATTTAGATAGTATTATAGAAACAGCCGTAGAATGGTTTAGCCCCTATTCAAGTATTTTAACCGTGATAGGTTACGGCAATCACGAAACAGCTATTATAAAGTTTCAAGAGACGGATATTCTTCAGCGTTTTGTTGACTTATTAAATTATAAAAATAATAGTAATGTAATGACTGGCGGTTATGGCGGCTGGTTAATTATAAAACAGCATTATACAGAAACAAAAATAGTAAATTATAAATTAAAGTATTTTCACGGTTCAGGCGGCGGGGGCATTGTAACAAAAGGCGCAATTAATTTAACACGCGCTTTAGAAATTTACGAAGGATTCGATATTTTTACAATGGGACATATTCACGAAAATATGGCGCGGCACGATGTTAGGGACACTTTACAATTTAGCCCTAAGCTTGGTTTTCAAATAGAGCATAAGCAATTACATTTATTAATTACAGGAACGTACAAAGAAGAATATCAGGATGGCAGCGGCGGGTGGCACGTTGAAAGAAACGCACCAGTTAAACCGATTGGCGGGAGAATATTATTATTAAATATTGAAAGGGAACTAAGCAAAAATAAAGACGTCTTAAATAAATATATTGATAGCATACGTTTTTTAGATTGTAGTGAATAAAATATTAATAATTAAAAAAAAAATATAAATTTGTGCTAATGAAATATTTTTTACTACTTCCGTTATTGATTATAATATTTGTTCTTGATAGGGTTTGTCTTGCTTTTTTTATTTGGCACGAAAGCGACAAATTTCAAACTTGGATATACAAAGATAATTATATTTTAGCGTCAATTATGCGCGTAATAATTTTGTTGATTATAGTTTTTATTTTAAATTATTTTTTAGTTGAATAATAAGTTTATAAATGAATTATGCAAATACCACAAAGAATGGATTAATATAGTTGTGTCTTTTGGAGAAGAATTTTACGCTGAAGATATAGTACAAGAAATGTATATTAAATTATCCTTAATTGAAAACGTAGAAAAATTTTATAACAAAGGCAAAATAAATAAAAATTTTATTTGGACTGTTTTGCGAAATATGGCTTTTGACCTAAAAAAAAGTAAAGAACGAATAAGTAAAGTAAATATTTCGGAAGCTATGCAACTAAAAGACGATTACCAACCTGAAAACATTGAAGCAAAAAAAAGATTTGAAATAAAATATTCTAAAGAAATTAAAACTTGGCACTGGTACGATCAACAGTTATTTGACCTTTATAGAACTTCAGGAATGAGTACAAGACAAATTGAAAGCGTTACAGGAATAAGTTTTAAAAGTATATGGAAAACCCTTAAATTTTGTAAAGAACGATTAAAACAAAATGTAAGTGAAGATTATAAAAATTTAAAAAACGATGATTACGAATTAATAAAATAATTATGGAAAAAAAACAAACAAAGGCAAAGCCAAAAAAAACTAAAAGTAAAGGATTAGGGGACACGGTCGAAAAAGTTTTAGAAGTTACGGGAGTCGCAAAAATAGCAAAGTGGATATTAGGTGAAGATTGCGGATGCGAAGAACGTAAAGCAAAATTAAACGAATTATTTAAGTACAGAAAACCCGAATGTTTATTAGAACACGAATATCAATATTTAGAAAATTGGTTTTCAGAAACACGAAATGCAGTAAAGCCAAGCCAACAAAGAGAATTATTATTAATATACAACAGGGTATTTAAAACAAATACTCAAACTACAAATTGCAGCAGTTGTTTAAGAGAATTAATAGATAAATTAAGGGCGTTGTATAATACATATAAAGACGAAAATGCTTAAAATAGTAAAGGTAAGTCAGGTTAAACCGAACCCAAAAAACCCAAGAATAATAAAAGACGAAAAGTTTAAAAAATTAGTCAAGTCTATTCAAGAGTTTCCTGATATGCTAAATAAACGCCCCCTAATCGTTTTTACAGACGTTGATGGCAAATACGTTGTCTTAGGTGGTAATATGCGCTTAAAAGCAATAAACGAACTAAAATTAAAAGAAGTTCCGATAATAGTAGCAGACGAATGGACGGAAGAACAAAAAGCGGAATTTCTAATTAAGGATAATGTTGGTTTTGGAGAGTGGGATTGGGATAGTTTAGCTAATGAATGGGACGTTGAAAAGTTAGACGATTGGGGGTTAGATTTACCCGTTGATTTATCGGTAGCAGAAGAACTTGAAGCAGAGGAAGACGATTACGAAATACCTAACGAGATAAACACGGACATAGTATTAGGAGATTTATTTGAGATAGGAGAACACCGTTTACTTTGTGGGGATAGTACCGATAGCGACCAAGTAGCAAAGTTGATGAATGGTGAGAAAGCGGATATGGTATTTACTGACCCGCCTTATGGTATAGGTTTTGAATACAATTCACATAAAGACACAAAAGGAGATGAATATCTAAAATTTTGTGATGAATGGTTTAGTAATTTGCAATTAGTATCTGATTTTATTTTTATATCTACTGGATGGGCATACCAAAAATTTTGGTGGAATAAAGACCCAAAAGATTGTTTTTATTGGTTAAGCAAAAACAAAAGAACTGGAGGTAGTATTAGTCATTTTAGAAAAATAGAACCTTTATTTATTTGGGGGAAACCAAAAAATAAATACAATTTTGATTTCTTTGAGCAAGTAACTGAAATAATTGATGAATTAAAAGGAAAACACACTTGTCCTAAACCAATTTCATTGATTTCAGATATTATCAAAGCAGTTAATGAAAAAGATTTAATTGCAGACATATTTTTAGGAAGTGGAACTACAATGGTAGCTTCACACCAACTCAAACGTAAATGTTACGGAATGGAATTAGACCCGAAGTATTGCCAAGTTATTGTGGATAGGATGAAAAAACTTGACCCGAATTTAGTTATTAAGAAGAACGGAGTTGAATTAAAATAAATTACAATGGCATACGATAAACAAAAGATATACGAACAAGCAAAAGAAATGATTGTTAAACACAGATTGTTTTTTTTTGACGATATTATAGCTTATTTACCTATTTCTTCAAGTACATTTTATGCTTGGGAAATGGAAAAATCGGAGGAGCTAAAAGAATTACTTAATCAAAATAGAACTGAATTAAAAGTTTCAATGCGTTCTAAATGGTACAAGTCAAATGCTCCAGCTTTACAAATGGCGTTAATGAAATTGATTGCTTCACCTGAAGAACTGCGTAAATTAGCTATGAATCACACGGTAACCGAAGAAGCTGAAAAACCTATATTTAATAAATTAGATTTAGATGTTGAGTAAAACAACAGCGCAAAAAAAAATAGCACAATTAAGAAAAAGAGTTAGAATAATACAAGGTGGCACGTCAAGTTCAAAAACGTTTACAATACTTATTTTTTTAATTCAATACGCTATTGACAATCCGAATAGTGAAATATCGGTAGTTTCGGAATCAATACCACATATTAAAAGAGGCGCATTAAAAGACTTTATTAAAATAATGCGATGGATAGGTAATTTTAACGAAAACAATTTTAATCAATCCAACCTTACTTACCGATTTACTAAAGGCAGTTACATTGAATTTTTTAGCGCAGACCAACCTGATAAATTAAGGGGTGCAAGGCGTGATATTTTATTTATAAACGAATGTAACAATGTTAATTTTGAAAGTTTCCAACAGCTTAATATTCGTACAAAGAAATTTATTTATTTAGATTATAACCCTACAAGCGAATTTTGGGTACATAAGGAACTAAAAGACGAACCCGATAGCGATTTTTTAATTCTTACCTACAAAGATAACGAAGCATTAGACAAGTCAATAGTTCAACAAATAGAAAGGAACCGCGACAAAGCCGCTACGTCGTCTTATTGGGCAAATTGGTGGAAGGTTTACGGGCTTGGCGAAATAGGAATGCTTGAGGGCGTTATATTTAATAATTGG